TCCGTTCACTGCATAAGCGATTCTTTCAAGGTTCGCTCGTTCAGGAATGGTATCAAGATCCCTCTAACGGAATTCCAAGTGCTGTTGCCCGCCAATGCGATGGACATTGTTCTTCTTCGAGGCCCACCTGAGTGGAAGTCCATCCTTGGAGCCAAAGCAGCCCACTTCACTCCAGTCAACCAGCTCAACAAAGGAGCTGTGTCTTTCTTCATTTTTGACAAGGAGTGGATGATGCACAACGCAAAAGTCACAGGAACTGATGGTTTTTATGCCACAGTTCTTAGTAACACTGAGAAGGGCTACAGTGGCGCCCCCTACTGGAATGGGAAATCTATAGTAGGGGTGCACAAAGGGCACGTGTACGGAGACGATTCCAAAAATTACAATCTTATGTCGCCGATTCCCCCTGTCAAGGGGTTGACAGCGCCTAATTTTGTGTATGAGTCTCCGTCTCTGCAAGGAGATGTCTTTAGCGACGCCGACGTTTCAGACATTGCTGATTACGCCGAAGAGGTGTATGAGAAAACCCTTGCAGAGCCTAAAGTGTGGAAACCTGCCAGCGGCAAATACTGGTGGGAAATGGCTGAAGAAGAGGATGACTTTGTCGTTGAGGCAAAGCTACCTCCCCCTGATAAACCTGTTGAGAACGCTACAGCAAAAGAGCAGACTCCAGCTTCGACTGTCGAGAAAGCTACGGTTGCTGATCAGCCGACTCCAGACCAGGGAAACGAGCCAAGTGGCGCCGACCACTTAAAAACACCGGAATCCACCCTGCTCAAGCAAGACGAATCTACAAAAGAGTTGCTCAACAACATCGTCTCGCAGTTGATTCAAAAGATCGACCTGAGCTCCATTGCAACGAGGGTGGAGGAGAAACTGCTGCGTCAGGCCCAGAACAAACAGCAGCAGAACGGAGGGAAGAAGTCGCCCAGAAAACGCAAGACCTCGAACACTTCTTCCAAGCCGCATACAAATGGGAAGAGTCCACCAGTGACATCCCAGGGTTCAGGAAATGCGGCAAACTCCCCGCGCTATACCATCCCCCAAAACCGAAGAGCACACAATGGGGAGAGCGCATCATCTCAGAGCACCCAGAAATGGCGTCCAAAGTCGCCGGTTTCGGGTGGCCCTCCTTCGGCGCCCAAGCCGAGGAGACAAGTCTGAGACTCCAAGCGGCACGCTGGCTTAAACGAGCTGAGTCAGCGGAAAAGCCGACAGAAAAACAACGCAAGCTCGTCATTGATCGTGTGGTCAAGGCATATGAACCGTGTAGAACCAATGCCCCACACACCAGCTCCTCTGGCAGCCTCATCTGGTCCGACTTCTTGAAAGATTTCAAGGAGGCTGTCAACTCACTAGAACTCGATGCAGGAATAGGTCTCCCATACAAGCTTCTTCACAAAGACACTCATCGTCAGATGGTTGAAGACCCCAAATTCCTGCCGCTCCTGACGCGATTGACCTGGAACCGTTTACAGAAGATGTCCCAGGTTGACTTCCAGGAGATGACTCCTGAACAACTAGTGAGAGAAGGATTGTGCGACCCGATTCGTTTGTTCGTCAAAGGGGAACCGCACAAGCAGGCAAAACTTGATGAAGGGCGCTACCGCCTCATCATGTCAGTCTCGCTGGTAGATCAACTGGTAGCCCGGGTTTTGTTTCAGGCACAAAACAAAAGAGAGATAGCTTTGTGGAGAGCTATCCCTTCAAAGCCCGGTTTCGGCTTATCCACAGACAGGGAAGCACGCGAATTCATAGAATCCCTGTCCAAGACAGTAGGGTGTTCCCCAGCAGAAGTCATTCATGGCTGGAGGAACAAGATCGTACCCACCGACTGTTCCGGTTTTGACTGGTCAGTCGCCGACTGGATGCTCGAAGACGACATGGAAGTGAGAAATCTTCTCACAATCAACAACAACGAGCTAACCCGCCGCCTCAGAGCGTGCTGGTTGAAGTGCATCACAAACTCTGTGATTTGCACATCCGGCGGTGTCTTGTACGCCCAAACTCATCCTGGAGTGCAAAAATCTGGATCTTACAACACGAGTTCATCCAATTCCAGGATTCGAGTAATGGCCGCTTTTCATTGCGGCGCAGATTGGGCGATAGCCATGGGAGACGATGCACTTGAGTCTCCAAACTCCAACATCAACGCTTATCAAAAGTTGGGGTTCAAAGTCGAGGTTGCCTCACAGCTAGAATTTTGCTCACACGTCTTTGAGCAGGAGGACCTCGCCAGGCCGTTGAACGTAAACAAAATGCTTTATCGTTTGATCTTTGGATACAATCCGGCCTGTGGCAACGCGGAGGTATTGTGCAATTACCTCCAAGCTGTGGCTTCTGTTCTCAATGAGCTTCGCCATGATCCACAGCTAGTTGCTACCCTCCATGAGTGGCTGGTCCCTGGCGCCGCCACAAAATAAATACGGAGGGGCATCCCGAGCCACCATATAGGTTGCAAGAGTGGAACGGGAAGTCCTATAGATAAGCCGCGCGATTCTGGATTACAAACTTCTAGCGGGAGTTCTCATCGGTGTTCTCATCGCAATTCCCCTAGTGATCATAGCGGCTTACCTGATATTCCTCAAAATCAGTGCACACATCCGAGCGATAGTGAATGAATACGGGCGCTAACCGCTCACGAAGGAATGTCAGAAGACGCGCTAACCGTCGTAGACAGACTCGGCCAGTGGTCGTGGTCCGGGCTCCCCCAGGACCTAGACGAGTACGACGACGTAGAGCACGTGTTGGAGGAAACGCTGTGCGAGGACCGGGAGGAAGAAGCAACCGGGATGTTCTCACTTTCACGGTTGACGATCTCAAAGCCAACTCAACCGGGATCCTCAAATTCGGACCGAACTTATCTCAGTACGCAGCGTTCAACAATGGCTTACTCAAAGCCTACCATGAGTATAAAATCACAAGTCTCACTATTCAGTATAACTCATGCTCCTCCGACGCAACTCCAGGTGCAATCGCACTTGAAGTGGATACATCCTGCTCCCAAACAACAACAGGCTCCAAGATTACTAGCTTCCCCGTCAAGAGGAACGCCAAGAAAGTCTTCCCGGCCCCCCTCATCAGGGGGAAAGATTTCATGACTACGTCAGCTGACCAGTTTTGGTTGCTGTACAAAGGGAATGGAGACTCGAGCCTAGCAGGACAATTCGTCTGCCGATTTGAATGCATTTTCCAGAATCCCAAATAGGTAGGCGACGCTCCCCCAACACCCACCCCAACACCAACCCCACCTGCTCCGACCCCGGCACCGGCTCCCAAGTATTTTGGATACCAAGGAGTGCCGAACAACATCGTGAAAACAAGAGGAAACTCTGAATATCTAGATGTGGGTCCGCTCGCAAATGTGACCATGTATCTTTGGAAAGATGAATCGTGGAGCATTGAGCAACTGTCAGCCGGATATCGCGTTAACAATCGAGAACGTGCCATACCCTTTGTCCTCTTTCCAGTGGATAAAGGCAAATACTCCGTGTTCATACAATGTGAGGGCTTTAAGGCAGTTAAAGCCAAAGGAGGCACGAACGACGGCAAGATGAGCGGGTTTCTTTGTGACAATGCAAATCTCGCGGGTTGGCGAGCATACGCATATAGTGGGTGTACAATCTCTAATTATAGAACATCGGACTCTAATGTTCCTGGTCATCCGGACATGAAAGTCAATGGTGGATCTTTTACCGACCAATTGGTCGAGAGAGATTTTTCTTGTTCATTTCACCTTGAGGTGCCCCAACAAGGCTATTTTGGCCTAGAGGCCCCACCCATTGAAAAGAGTGATCATTTCAATTTTGTGGTGTCTTACGCTAACTTCACTGATAAAATCCTGGAATGGGGTTCAATCTCTGTAGCGATAGACGAGGTGAATGACGGAGCGTATAGTAGATCAAAATGGGATAAGACTACTGCAATGAG